AATTCGCGGAAAAACGAGGGCGTAAGTGAAAGCCCCGCAACAGTCGCTTAAAGCTTGGGGTGAGCAGAAATGGCGCACCAAAAGCGGCAAGCCGTCTTCAAAGACGGGCGAGCGGTACCTGCCGGAGAGCGCGATCAAAGCGTTAAGTCCAGCGGAGTATGCGGCTACGACAAAGGCAAAGCGGGCAGGCAAGGCAAAAGGCAAGCAGTTTGTAGCGCAACCAAAAACAATTGCCAAAAAAGTAGCACCGCACAGGAATAAAGGTAAGTAATGACAACTTCCGGGCTGGCAACATTTAACATAGACTTGAACTAGATCGTTGAAGAAGCGTTTGAACGCGCTGGCGGCGAACTTCGGTCAGGCTATGATTTACGTACTGCTCGGCGGTCATTGAACTTGTTATTTGCGGATTGGGCTAACCGTGGCCTGAATATGTGGACGTTTGAGCAGCAGTCCATCACGCTGGTACAAGGGCAACCCACTTACGCGCTACCGGATGACACGGTGGATTTGTTAGATCACGTTATCCGCACCAATGCTAACCAGCCATCTAACCAAGCTGACCTGACTATTACGCGTATTTCGATTTCTACCTACGCTACGTTGCCAAACAAGCTGACCCAAGGCCGACCAATTCAGGTGTGGGTGCAGCGTATGACGGGTAACAATGCGCGGTTAGCAGGTACAGTGCAGACCACGACAAGCGCAGCGGCAACATCGATCCCGGTGACTTCGCTAGTAGGTGTGCCGTTTGCAGGTTTTGTGCGGATTGGGTCAGAGTTAATTGGCTACAACCAGACACAACCCGCTGCCGGTGCGCAACCTGCGTTGCTTTTGAACTGCACTCGCGGGCAGGAAGGTACAACACCTGCGCAACTTAATGCAGGTGCAACTATCGACTTGATGCAGAAAAACAGCATCACTGTCTGGCCGACACCGGATTCGGCAACGACATATCAATTTGTGTACTGGCGGCTACGGCGTATACAAGACTCCGGTACCGGGGTAAAAACCATGGACATCCCGTTTCGCTTTTTGCCCTGCCTGACTGCGGGGCTGGCGTATTACTTGGCGTTAAAAGTACCGGGGGCGATGGACAGATTAGGTATTTTGAAACAGCAGTACGACGAGGCATGGGAGTTGGCAGCAAGCGAGGACCGTGAAAAAGCGGCAGACAGACTTGTGCCACGTCAGCAGTACATCTCTGGCGGTGTCTGATGGGAAACAGGTTTGCCTCTGGTAAACATGCGATTGCGGAGTGTGATCGGTGCGGTCAGCGGTATAAGCTCAAGGTATTGCGTAAGCAGGTAGTAAAAACCAAGACGTATAACTTGCTGGTATGCCCGACATGTTGGGACCCGGATCACCCGCAGCTACAGCTTGGGATGTACCCGGTGGACGACCCGCAGGGGTTGCGAGACCCGCGCAAGGACTTGAGCTACTACCAGTCAGGAGCCACAGGGTTGCAGTTAACGGTAACGCCAAGCACGGCAGAAGTGTCGGATGGGGTGCCAAGTGGGGGTAGTCGAATCATTCAGTGGGGTTGGCAACCGGTTGGTGGAGCAAGTGCAAATGATGCTGGACTAACACCTAACTTTTTAACTTCAACAAGTGCCGTTGGCACCGTTACAATCACTGTTACATAGGAGTTAACATGGACAAAAAATCAATGAAAGCGGTGGCCGACAAAGCCGTTAAAGGGCATGAAAAGCGCATGCACAAAATGGCAAAAGGCGGCGTAACCAACGAAATGCTGAAAAGCATGGGGCGTAATATGGCACGCGCGGCAAACCAGCGTTCTACCGGACGGGGGCGATAATGGCTAAGTACAGCATGAAGGTTAAAGGTAAAGAGGTAGGCGCTGCAGATGTGTATGCTCCGCCTCATACAATGTCTGGTAAAGACACTAACGTGAATACGTACTCGGGCTATAAAACTGGTGCCGAAGTTATGACTGAAATGAACATTTCTGTAGGCGTTAGCAAAGGCAACTACAGGCCGGTTAATCCGTACGGCGTTGGTGAAATGCGAGGCTATGGCGCGGCTACTAAAGGCCGCAAGATCAGCGGCAAGATGGGGTGAGGTAATCTGTGACATACACAGAGCTTGTTAACGCCATCAAGGCGTACACCGAAAACTACGACGCGGATTTTGCGTCGTATATAGACACGTTTATTACGCAGGCAGAAGAACGAATTTACAACTCGGTTCTACTTCCTAGTCTTCGTAAAAACGTCACAGGTATATTAACGGCAAGTAACAAGTATCTGTCATGTCCTAGTGATTATTTGGCTACGTTTTCAATGGCAGTAATTGAAGATTACGGCACCGCTAACGAAACGTACTCGTATCTACTTAACAAAGACGTAAGTTTTATACGGCAAGCGTACCCAAACCCTACTGACGAAGGTTTGCCACAGTACTACGCTATTTTTGGCCCAACAGTTACGAGCAACGTAATTACCAATGAGTTAAGTTTTATTTTGGGGCCAACGCCAAACGCGGCGTATAACGTTGAATTGCACTACTACTATTACCCTGAGTCAATTACGGTAGCTGCTAGTGGGCGTACGTGGTTGGGTGATAACTACAACCCCGTATTGTTATATGGTGCTTTACGTGAAGCCTATTTGTTTATGAAGGGTGAAACCGACCTAATCACTAATGTTGAGCAAAAGTACCAAGAAGCTATGGGTCAGTTGATTCGTCTGGGCGACGGCCTTGAGCGTGGCGATACGTACCGCGACGGGTATCCTAAAGTCAAGGTGGCAACATAATGGCTATCGACCAAGGCTTAACAACAAGTTTCAAACAGCAGATGTTGCAAGGGCAGCAAGACTTGTCTTCCGATACGTTAAAGATGGCGTTGTATACGGGGCTTGCTAATCTTGGTGCGGACACAACGGCGTATACACCCACTAATGAAATTTCTGGTACTGGGTACGTAGCAGGAGGACAGACGATGTCTGGCGTATCTATTAGCGCAGCTACAAACGGTACGGTGTATGTTAATTTTGATAATGTAGTTTGGAACCCCGCTGCGTTTACGGCACGTGGCGCTTTGATTTATAACGAGACGCAGAGTAATGCGTCAGTTGCCGTATTGGATTTTGGAGCAGACAAAACGTGCACAAACACGTTTACTGTAACGATGCCAGCCAACACTTCAACAACAGCACTACTTCGTTTTTCTTAGGAGCAAGCATGCCCACTATTGCAAAATCAACTCTGGGTGAGGTCGTACAAGCAGGCGTGGGTAAATCTGCGCAGGAAGAAGCTCGTGTCGGCCTCGGTGGCGTATTTACAGTGACTTGTGTAGGCGCTGACGGTACGGTTAAGTGGGAAGATTCTTTCCACAATCTTGTGGTCAATGTCGGCCTGCAAGAGTTGAATACACAGTTTTTCAAAGGTTCGGGTTACAGCGCCACATGGTATTTAGGGCTTGTAACCGGCCCCGGTTCTGGTGTGACATATGCTGCAGCCGACACACTAGCTTCAAACTCTTGGACTGAATTTACCAACTATATTGGTACTCGCAAGTCTGTAACGTTTGGCACAGCTACTAATGCAGACCCTTCGGTTATTAGTAATTCAGCTTCTCCAGCATCGTATTCAATTTCTGGTGCTGGCGGTACAGTTGCTGGTGCTTTTTTGGCTAATGTTGCATCAGGCACATCTGGTATTTTATTTTCAGAAGGCAACTTCACCGGTGGCGACAAAATTGTAGCTTCGGGTGACACGCTGAACGTCACTTATACATTTAACGCTGACGCGGTGTAACGGAGGAATTATGGCTAACTTTAAAAAAGGCGATACGGTCAAAGTTATTGCGGTAATTCCGCAAGGGCCAGTTGAATCAATGCGTATGGATGAAGATGGCAACGTTCAGTACCTAATCTCATGGACTGACGCAAATAATGTTGTTCATACTCGTTGGTTTGATGAGGCACAACTAACAACCGTTTAATAGAGGCAAAGGCGCATGTTCGGCATAACAACGCTATCGCAAGCGCCTTTTGCATCGCTAGGCAGTACAACTTTTGTTGTAGATGTTTCGGAAACTGTTAGAGGTAACGATACAGAAACAGCCACAATTACGTTTACTGTAAGTAGAAGCGAGTCTGTACAAGTAACGGATGTAGTAGACCGCACTTACATAGGTCTTGGGGTAGTTTCTGAAACTGTTAGTAACTCAAACGCACAGGCGGTACAAACAGATTTTGCTGCAGCTATTTCAGAAATAACGCAGGTTGTAGGAACCTTTGTAACACAAACAGTATTTGCAGCGGCGGCTGATGAAACGGTACAAGTAAGCGCTTCACAAGCACCTCAAGTAGTGCTTAATGCTGCAAGAAATGAAACAGTACAAGTAGTTGAAACACAAACAACCCAAGCAGATTTTGTTGCAGCAGTAAACGAAACAGCGCAGTTACTTGACGATAATTATGGAAGTTTAGCTTTTGACGCAGATGCAACAGCAGCAGTACGTGTATCGAGCACCGAAAGCACTTCAGTAGTGTTTGTAAGCGCAGTTGATGAAACTGCACAGTTCGCAGATTCAGAAGTTGCAAGTACTGTAACGGTGTTGGCGGCTTTAAGTGAAACAGCAAACGTATCAGATACAAATGCGGCGGTTTATACGACAAATCAAAGCGTTAATGAAGCAGTAAGCTTGGCAGATGCAAATGCAGCACAAGCAGATTTTGTAGCGTCACGTAGTGAAATAGCGCAGGTTGTAGGTACGTGGACTACGCAAACTACGTTTGTATCCACACAAGCTGAATCCGTAAATGTTTTAGATGAAGTAGATCGTGCGTATGTGGCGCAGGGGTTAATAGAAGAAACGGTGTCTGGGGCAAATGCTCAAGATGTACAAATAGACTTTGCCGCAAACATTAACGAAATAACTCAAGTTGTAGGGACTTTTGTACCACAAACAGATTTTGTAGCCACACAGGCAGAAACAGTCAGGGCGACAGACGCGAGTGTTGCAAGTGCAAACTTTGTTGCTGCACTATTGGAGCAGATTGTTGTATCGGATGAAAATATTGGTCGCTATCTGTGGGAGCTAATAAACGATTCGCAATCTGTAGTTTGGCAAAAATTTGATACTGATGCCGGTAGTGGGTGGGGGTTAGTTGATAGTGACGAACCGCTTGATTGGCAAGAAATAAACACGGTGTAGACGATGCCTCTAGTTCTTGCAGATAGAGTACGAGAAACAACAACCACTACTGGGCAAGGCACTATCACGCTTGCCGGGGCGGTAACGGGGTTTCGCACTTTTGCCACAGTAGGTAACGGTAATACCACGTATTACGTCATCGCTGGGCAGGGGACAAGCGAATGGGAAGTAGGGATTGGTACTTACACGTCTTCAGGTACGACGTTATCACGAGATACAGTTTTATCGTCTAGTGCCGGAGCACCGACTAAAACTAACTTTTCCGCAGGCACCAAAGACGTATGGGTTGATTATCCGGCTGGTAAAGCAGTATATCTTGATGAGAATAATGTAGCGCTTGCGCCAGTGTTTCGTGCTACCAACGGGATATTTGTAAACAATACGACAATATCAAGTAACTACACGATAGCGTCAGGAACTAACGGGCAATCTGTAGGTCCAGTGACTATATCTTCTGGCGTATCAGTAACAGTATCATCTGGACAACGATGGTTGGTGTTCTAAGGAACAAACATGGCAAGTACATATAGCAACCTAAAAATAGAACTAATTGGTACAGGCGACCAAGCAGGTGCGTGGGGTATCACTACCAACAACAACTTCCAGTACGCTATTGAAGAAGCAATTGTTGGTTCTGCTGATGTGACATTTGCTAGCGCAGATGTCACGCTTACGCTTATAAACACCAACCTTAGCCAAACAGCGCGTAACCTACGCTTAAACCTAATCGGCACTTCTGGTGCAGCACGAAACTTAATTGTTCCTGCTGTTGAAAAATTTTACATAATTAATAACACACTAGCACACACGGTCACAGTTAAAAACTCAACCGGCACTGGTGTAGCTGTTGCAGCAGGTAAATCAACGGTTGTTTATAACAACGGTACAAGTGTTGTCGATGCCGTTAACACGCTTGATTCTTTAACGCTTAATAACCCGCTCACTATCGCTAACGGCGGTACAGGCCAGATTACACAACAAGCAGCAATTACTGCGCTAACAGGGGCGCAAACGTCTGGATACTACCTACGCTCAAACGGTGTAAATGCCATACTCTCTACACTTCAGGCTGGAGACTTAACGGGTGTAGTTTCAATTGCTAACGGTGGTACAGGCCAAACAAGCAAAACTAATGCCTTTGATGCATTGTCCCCGACGACAACTAAAGGCGATTTGATTGTTAGCGATGGTTCAGACAATGTTCGGTTTGGTGTCGGAACTAACGGCTTTGTATTAACTGCAGATTCTTCAACTGCAACAGGGTTGACATGGAGTCCTGCTTCAGCAGGTGGTTCTGTTACGCTTACTAACGATACAACCACTGCAACTAATCTTTATCCTACGTTTGCCAACGCAACATCTGGAACAGTAGCGACTATATACACCAGCAACGCAAAGTTGTTATACAAACCTAGTACTGGTGATTTGCAGGCATCTCAACTAGTGGCAAGTAACGGGTTGATAGTAAATTCAGATCAGATAACCGCTAGTTACACTATTGCGTCTGGTACTAATGCGATGTCGGTAGGGCCGATTACAGTTGCGTCTGGGCAAAGCGTTACGGTTAGCTCTGGTCAGAAATGGGTAGTTATTTAAGGAGCAGCAATGAGTACGATTTCAGCAGGCACCACTTCTGGCACCGCGCTAGTCAATACCGGCGACACAACAGGTGCGTTGGTATTTAGAACCAATACGAACACTACTGCGTTGACGTTAGATGTGTCGGGTAATGCGACGTTTCCGGGTAATGTGACGGTGACGGGGGCTTTATCTGGCGGCGGCGCTCAAGGGTTCGTACTTCAAATTCAAGCGGGGGACAATGGTGTGCCCTCTTTACAATCTGCTCCGGCAAATTTTGGAATTATTTAAGGAGGCATCATGGCAACTTCTGCACAATACGCAGCCACCCCGCGAGTGGGGTCTGCAAACCTAACAACCGCAGACACTTCGCTGACTGCACCAACAACGGTAGGTACGATCCTGACTGCCGGAGCATCTGGCACACGTATCGATTACATTGATATTCAAGGTGTAGCTACAACCACAGCGTCGATTGTTAACCTGTTTATCTTTGATGGCACTAACTACATCCTGTGGACTCAAGTTCCCGTGATCGCGGTGACATCGAGCACAACTGCTCCGGCATTTCAAGCAACGCTATCTAGCAATGTAAATGCAAACTTGATGCCGTTGATTCTTCCAACAGGCCATTCACTTCGCGCTGCTGTATCAGTTACTCAGTCAGGTATTCGCGTGACAGCTTTGGGAGGGGACTTCTGATGAA